GCTGCTGGACGGCAAGATTCACAGGTTCAAGTCCGGCACGAAGGGCAGCGGCAGTCACGGAGGTGACAAGCCAGGCTGGTATCTGATCTTTGGCGATGGTGTGCCGGCTGGGCGCTTTGGCTGCTGGCGCGCAGGCGTGGAGGTGACTTGGCGCGCTGAGGTCGGGCGCAAACTGACAGCCAGCGAAGAGATGGCACACGCCAGACGCATGGCCGAGGCCAAAGCGCTGCGCGACGCCGAGCTGGAGCGCAAGCACGAGGTGGCAGCGGCCACGGTCGAGACCATCTGGACTTCGGCCCAGGCGGCCAGCCCCGATCACCCCTACCTCAAGCGCAAGGGAATCGGCATGCATGGCGCGCGCGTGACCGGCGACGGCCGCCTGGTGGTGCCGCTGTATGGCCAGGACGGCACTCTGACCAGCCTGCAGTACATTGCCCACGACGGCGGCAAGCTGTACCACCCAGGCGGCCAGACAGGCGGCAAGTTCTGGATGATCGGCACGATGGACGAGCCTGGCACGTTGTTCGTGGCCGAGGGCTTTGCCACGGCCGCCACGATTCACGAGACGACAGGCCGGCCGGTGGTGGTGGCCTACAGCGCCAGCAACCTGGTGCCAGTGATTGGCAGCCTGCGCGAGATGTACGGAGCAAGCCAGGACATCGTGGTGGTGGCCGACAACGACAAGTCAGGTGTTGGGCAGCGGTATGCAGAACAGGCCTCGGCCAAATTTGGAGCGAGGATGGTCATGCCGCCAATCGAGGGAGACGCAAACGATTATGCCCAGGCAGGCCACGACCTGGCCAGCCTTCTGACACCGGCCAAGACCGACTGGCTGATCGCGGCCGACGACTTCTCGGCCCAGCCGGCCCCGATTTCCTGGCTGGTCAAACGCTGGCTGCAGAACAATGCCCTGATCATGGTCCACGGCCCATCTGGCGGCGGCAAGACCTTCGTGGTGCTGGACTGGTGCCTGCGCATGGCCAGCGGCGCGCCTGAATGGTGTGGCCACAAGGTCAAGGCCGGAAACGTGGTCTACCTGGCCGGCGAAGGCCACCACGGCCTGCGTGGGCGCGTCGCAGCCTGGAAGCACCACCACCAGGCCGGACACCTGGCCATGTGGCTGTCCAAGGACGGCTGCGACCTCAACACCCCGACTGGCTACCTGCAGGTCGTCGAGCACCTGCGAAGCTTGCCGGAGAAGCCAGCCGTCATTGTGGTGGACACCCTGCACCGATTTCTGGCCGGTGACGAGAACAGCGCCCAGGACGCAAAGACCATGCTGGACGCCTGCAACAGTTTGATGAACGAGTTCGGCTGCAGCGTGATCCTGGTCCACCACACTGGCGTGGCCGAGGAAGCCCAGCACCGAGCGCGTGGCTCATCAGCCTGGCGTGGCGCGCTGGACATCGAGATCAGCATCGTGCCAGGCAAGGACGGCGTGCCCATGCAGATCGTGCAGCGCAAGTCCAAGGACGCCGAGCTGGCCCAGACCGTCCACGTCGAGCTGCAGCAGGTCACTATCCCTGGCTGGTACGACGAGGACCAGCAGCCGGTCACATCGGCCGTCATCGTCCAAGCGCAGCCGCCAGCCAGCCCCAGGAAGGACAGCAAGATCGATAGTCACCGCAAAACATTTGAGAACGCCTGGTGGGCGTCAGGAGCTGAGGAGCGTAATGGTTTACCCTACCTGAGCAGGTCGGCGATGGTGGACTACCTGGTCCAGAAAATGGACGTCAGCGAGGCCTCGGCAAAGGTCTACATCAAGCCCAGTGCCAACGGAAAACCCATCGCAGACCTGCTGGTGGCCGAGATCATCGAGGCCTTCGAGCACGGCTGGACGGTGATCGATGAGGCCCAGGCCAGTGCCATGCTGATCAGGAAGTCGGCGAGCTGAACATGACTTATCCACAGACTTATCCACAGGCATGGCAAGGGAATAAGGTAACAGAACGGAAAAAAACGGAATTCCGTTCCCTGGGCAAAACAGCGGAAAACGGGAACGGAACGGAACACACCCCTTTAGGGGTGTTCCGCAGTTCCCTTCCGATGCGGCGAGATTCCATGACGAACCACTTTAAAACGTGGGAAAAAGTTATCCACAGGAGAATGCAGTGAGCACCACCAACGTGAACGAGATGCTGGCCGGACGCGAGTCCAGATACGGCAGCTTTGAAGGCCATGCCGAGATCAGCCAACAGCTCCAATGCGTGATACGGACATACGCAGCCAGGCGCGGATGCGATCTTGATCCAGACCAGCGCGAAGCCCTTGGAATGATCTCCCACAAGATCGCGCGCATCCTCAACGGCGATCCGAACTACGCCGACAACTGGATCGACATCGCTGGCTACGCCACCCTGGTGGCGAACCGGCTCGAAAAAGGGGAGAATGACGCATGACCACAAAATCCCACAAAACCAACCCAGCCGACAAGGTCGAGCAGTGGCCCATCGAAAAGCTGGTGCCATATGCCAAGAACTCGCGCACCCACAGCGAGGAGCAGGTCGCCCAGATCGCGGCCAGCATCCGCGAGTGGGGCTTCACCACCGCTGTCTTGGTAGACGAGTCCGGCAGCATCATTGCCGGTCATGGTCGCGTGATGGCGGCGCGCAAACTCGGGCTGGCATCATTGCCGGTCATGGTCGCGGCAGGCTGGACCGATGCCCAGAAGCGTGCCTACGTCATTGCCGACAACAAGCTGGCGCTGAACGCTGGATGGGACAACGAGCTGCTGGCGCTGGAGTTGGGCGAACTTGGCGACGCTGGCTTTGACCTGGAACTGACCGGCTTCACAGACGAGGAAATCAAAGCGCTGATGCCGGTGGAAGTGACCGAAGGCCTGACCGACCAGGACGATGCTCCGGCCGTGCAGGAAAACCCGGTCACTGTGCCTGGCGACGTCTGGATCATGGGAAAGCACCGGCTGATGTGCGGCGACAGCACCAGCATCGACCACCTGGCGCAACTCACCCAGGGCAACCTGGTGGACATGTGGCTGACCGATCCACCTTACAACGTGGCCTACGAGGGTGGCACGAAGGACAAGCTCAAGATCAAGAACGACGAGATGGGCGACGAGCAGTTCCGGCAGTTCCTGCGCGACGCATACACCGCTGCCGACACGGTGATGAAGCCTGGCGCTGTGTTCTACATCTGGCACGCGGACAGCGAGGGCTACAACTTCCGTGGCGCGGCCAAGGACGCTGGCTGGACCGTGCGGCAGTGCCTGATTTGGAAGAAGTCCAGCCTGGTGCTCGGTCGGCAGGACTATCAGTGGCAGCACGAGCCGTGCCTGTACGGCTGGAAAGACGGCGCTGGCCACCTCTGGGCGGCCGACCGCAAGCAGACCACCATCCTGGAGTTCGACAAGCCCAGCCGCAACGGCGAACACCCGACCATGAAGCCGGTGGCGCTGTTCGAGTACCAGATGCTCAACAACACGAAGGGCGGCGACCTGGTGCTCGACTCCTTCGGTGGCTCCGGCACCACCCTGATCGCAGCCGAGAAGAACGGCCGCACCGCCTTGCTCATGGAACTGGACCCACGCTACTGCGACGTCATCGTCAAGCGCTGGCAGGAGTTCACCGGCAAGCAGGCAATTCACGCAGAAACTGGAAAACCTTTCGCGGAGGTAAAAGATGGCAGCAAAGAAGCCAAAAACTGAAAAATCGGTCGTAAAAAAGGCCGGACCGAACGGTGGCGCTCGACCAGGCGCTGGACGCCCAGCCTTCGAGCCGACCGACGCAGAGCGCAAACAGGTGGAGGCCATGTCCGGCTACGGCCTGCCAATCGAGCAGATCGCCATCCTGGTGCGCGGCGGCATCGACACCGACACGCTGCGCAAGCACTTTGCCACCGAGCTGGTGGCCGGCAAGGCCAAGGCCAACTCTGGCGTTGGTCGCACCCTGTTCCAGAAGGCAATGGGTGGCGACACGGCGGCCATGATCTGGTGGTCCAAGACCCAGATGAAGTGGAAGGAAACCCAGGCGCACGAGCTGACCGGCGCAGATGGCGCTCCCCTGGAATTTGCGAAGATCGAACGAGTGGTCATCCGTGGCAAAGCAGACGCTGAAAATTCAGACGCCTGAGTGGGCGCTTCCGCTGCTGGAGCCGTCGCGCTACAAGGGCGCGCACGGTGGCCGTGGCTCGGGCAAGTCGCACACCTTTGCGGAGATGCTGATCGAGGCGCACATCCTGGACCAGACCAGCCGCAGCGTCTGCGTGCGCGAGGTCCAGAAGTCGCTGGCGCAGTCGGTCAAGCGCCTGCTGGAGCTGAAGATCGAGTCCATGAATGCCGGTGCCTACTTCGAGGTGCAGGAGGCCGTCATCAAGTCCAAGAAGGGCGACGGCCTGATCATCTTCCAGGGCATGCAGAACCACACGGCCGACTCGATCAAGTCGCTGGAGGGCTACGACCGTGCCTGGGTGGAGGAGGCGCAGAGCCTGTCCCAGCGCAGCCTGGACCTGCTGCGGCCGACCATCCGAAAGCCTGGTTCCGAACTGTGGTTCACCTGGAACCCGAGCCAGGCCAGCGACCCGGTGGACAACCTGCTGCGCGGCGCGAAGCCTCCACCGGACGCTAAGGTCATCGAGGTCAACTTCGACGACAACCCTTGGTTTCCAGACGTGCTGCGCGCCGAGATGGAGTACGACAAGGCGCGCGACCCGGACAAGTACGCACACGTCTGGCGTGGCGGCTACCTGCAGAACAGCAGCGCGCGCGTCTTCCGCAACTGGCGCATCGAGGAGTTCGAGGCACCCAAGGACGCCATCCACCGGCTTGGCGCAGACTGGGGCTTTGCCACCGATCCTACCGTCCTGGTGCGCTGCCACATCGTCGGCCGCAACCTTTACATCGACCACGAGGCCTACATGGTGGGCTGCGAGATCGTGAACACGCCGGAGCTGTTCATGACCGTGCCGGAGGCCGAGCGCTGGCCCATCGTGGCCGACAGCTCCAGGCCGGAGACGATCAGCCACATGCGCAAGAACGGCTTCCCCAAGATCATGGGCGCGGTCAAGGGCGCAAAGTCGGTCGAGGAGGGCGTCGAGTGGCTCAAGTCCTACGACATCGTCGTCCACCCGCGCTGCATCCACACCATCGACGAACTGACCTTCTACAGCTTCAAGACCGATCCACTGACCGGCAAAGTGCTGCCGATCCTGCAGGACAAGAAGAATCACGTCATCGATGCGCTGCGGTATGCGTGCGAAGGCGTCCGCAGGGCTGCGGTGGTTTCGCGGCCTGTCAACTTCACACCATTGCCTGTCACGAACAAATGGTAGAAAATACTTGCAAATAGGGGCGAAATATGGCACGCATGTCCAAAGAGCAATATCTCAACAATCTGCACAGCGATGCGCTGGCGCAGTTCAACGACATTCAAACTGCCCTGCGCGACGAGCGCCTGCAGTGCCTGCAGGACCGGCGCTTCTACAGCCTGGCCGGCAGCCAGTGGGAAGGCCCACTGTGGGACATCTACGAGAACAAGCCGCGCTTCGAGGTGAACAAAATCATGTTGTCGGTCATCAGGATCGTCAACGAGTACCGCAACAACCGGATCACGGTCGACTACGTCAGCAAGGACGGCGAGAACGATAAGCTGGCCGAGACCTGCGACGGCATGTACCGAGCCGACGAGCAGGACAGCGTGGCCGACGAGGCCTACGACAACGCTTTCGAGGAGGCCGTGGGCGGTGGCTTTGGTGCCTGGCGTCTGCGCACCGTCTACGAGGACGAAGAGGACGAGGACAACGAGTACCAACGCATCCGCATTGAGCCGATCTTCGACGCCGACAGCTCGGTGTTCTTCGACCTGAACGCCAAGCGCCAGGACAAGGCCGACGCCAAGTTCTGCTACGTCGTCACCTCGATGACCAGGGCCAGTTACAAGGAGGAGTGGGGCGACGACCCGACCGACTGGCCCAAGATCATCCACCAGTACGAGTTTGACTGGTGCACGCCGGACGTGGTCTACATCGCCGAGTACTACAAGGTCGAGGAGGTCACCGAGACCATCCGCATCTTCCGGGCCATCGACGGCACCGAGGAGCGCTACAAGCCGGCCGACTTCGAGGCAGACCCTGCGCTCGAAGAAACACTCGCGGCCATTGGCAGCGTCGAGGTGCGGCAGCGCAAGATCAAGCGCAAGCGCGTCCACAAGTACATCATGTCGGGCGGCAAGATTCTGGAGGACGCCGGCTACATCGCCGGCAACTGCATCCCCATCGTGCCGGTCTACGGCAAGCGCTGGTTTGTCGACAACGTCGAGCGCTGCATGGGCCATGTGCGCCTGGCCAAGGATGCGCAGCGCCTCAAGAACATGCAGCTCAGCAAGCTGGGCGAGATCAGCGCGCTGTCCAGCGTCGAGAAGCCCATCCTCACGCCTGAGCAGGTGACCGGCCACCAGATGATGTGGGCAGACGACAACCTGCGCAACTATCCGTACCTGCTGGTCAACCCGATCACCGGCCCGGACGGCAGCCAGCAGATCAGCGGCCCGGTGGCCTACACCCGCAGCCCACAAATCCCGCCTGCGATGGCCGCGCTCCTGCAGATCACCGAGCAGGACATGCAGGAGATTCTCGGCAGCTCGCAGCAGGCCGACAAGATGGTCAGCAACATCTCCGGCAAGGCCGTCGAGATGATCCAGACCCGTCTGGACATGCAGACCTTCATCTACATGAGC